AATAAAGTATTTCCACTATTTCCGCTGACTATAAGCTGTTTTGTTCTCCGTAGGTCGGATACAAAAGGATTATCAACTTGTTTTTTTAGTAGTGGATTACATTTATCTCCAATATCTTTTGGTTCAAAGTTCGCATACGACATAGATGTTGAATAAGATTTCAATCCAGTAGTAGACATAAACACAACGTCCTTACTTAGATTCGTAAGTGCATGCCTTGAAATGAAGTCACTCTTTTGTCCTAAAGGAGTGATATTCCATTCACTAGGCTCGTTCTGCACGTTGTAAATAAGACCATTAGACTTAAATACCAACAAGTCTGTAGCTAATTGTGCAACACCTAAAATATCGCCACCATCTTTATACCCAACATTGACATCCTTTCTGGCAGAATCATCATTTGAGTTTTCGTGCCAGTCTTCTTCGTTCCCAATAGCCGAATAGATTAACAAGTCTTGACCTGTTTTCGTAACCACTACACGACCAAATCGCTCGAATACTATGTCGGCATTAGGAGAAGTAGAAATTTCCGTTAGCTCTTGATAGTTATATTTTTGGAGCTTGCTCCCGCTTGCGATAAGTAGATTTCCACCAAACTTACAACAAGTCGGTCTTTCGGAGTTTCCGTTAAGCGTACCTATTAGCTGTGGTGTTTTGCCAAATTCATAACGATATATTTTTCTGTTCTTTAAAAATATAAAGAAATCATTCATTTCGTAATCGTTATATACGTGAGTAACTTGTGACGTAAACAAGTGAAGGGGGGCACCTAGCCCCCTTCTTGTACGTAACTTATCCCCTTCAATATCAAACTCGAAGTTTTCTAGTTTAACACATTCGTTTTCTGGAAGAAATTCTGGAGAACGTGCTACGTTCATTCCACCTGTAAGGTCTACTAAAGTTACGGTTTTAATCCTTTGGGATTTACCTACCTTTTTAGCCATTAACCTTAGTCTCCTTCTCTATATGTAATTTCTCCATTATTTACATTAAAAACATACTTCTTTCCTCTCTCTAGTCGAATTGGCGTTATTTTATCTCCATTAATTATCATAAATTCGATATTGTTTTCAATACTACCCACCTCGAATGAGCCTGTTACACTTGAGTAGTTCCAATAGAATTTTATAGTCTTACTTGTTAAGCCTTCTTGTCTGCTTAGATTGGGAAAGAATACATTAAGTTCTCTTGTGTCATTTCTTCCCCAATATATAGATATCTGACTCTCGGTTCTTTGAGCCATCTCTCTTAGGAAACTATTTGCATCAAACCCAGCTAACCCATCTAATCCGTATATTTCTATATCGTTTTTATAAATGACAGACGAGGCACTAGATAACTTTCTTACAATAACATTATTTTTTTGTTGCACAGGAACACGAACAACATAATCTCCATTTGTATAGTTTTCAGAATACTCGTAAGATACCTCATAAGGCTTTTCATTAGTTTTTTGTGGTGTAGCAGAAGTGTTTCCATCTGGTGCTTTTAGAGACTCTAGGAATTGGGTCTTACTTCCTGTATGACCTTCTTCTAACCAAATCTCGTACGCACTCTTGCCATCTCTCCCGTTGAGACCATCTTCCCCTCTATCTCCTTTTCCTCCTTTTAGATTCCCTTGTTTTTCCCAATACTCACCTTCTTTTTTATAAAGGTCTCCAGATTCTGAATCTAAACAAATATCTCCATCATTTCCGTCTGAGTCTCTTGGTTGTGATTGAGACATTAATCCTGTATTCCCATCTTTACCACTAGCTCCCGGATTCCCTTGAGGACCAGGGTCGCCTTTCAACTCTGCTTTTACATTCTGGAAACTAGAAGATAATTTGTCAAAATCTTCCTTGTCAGCTTTCCCGTCATACAAACTCTTAATATCAGAGCTTACTTTCTCGGCAAAACTTTTAATATTTTCAACAAAAGTCATATAACACCTCTTAGCTATTTAATTCATGTTCATAAATACTTACCAAATCGACATCATTTAAACCCAAAGAATCAAATACATTTTTTCGTTGTTCTACAGATAAAGACTGTACTTCATCAAATCTTAGGCGGTTATTGATAGATGTCGCCATAGCAGATGCACCAGTTTTATCAGCCTCAATATAATCTGCTACTTCTTTTAATGTGTTAAATGCTTCTGGAGCTCCACCAACTACCTTGCTAATTTCTTCTTCAATAGTTGGTCTTACCAATGCAGGTAATTCTGTTTTAAACGAGGATAGAGATGCATCTACCTTTTCCCTAACGGCAGAGTCATCAATCGAGTTTGCAGGCTTATTTTCCAAAGCCACTAGCCTCTCTCTTACAGCTCTAATTTCTTGAGCCGTTTTTTTCACAAATAAAGATATACGTTCAATTAAATTCATATTAATTACCTCTTTCAAGTAAATACATAGCTACAAAGTCTGGAGCATCATCTGGGAGTTCTCCTTTTGGTCCTTGCGGTCCAATAGGTCCTGGGTCTCCTTTAGGTCCTTGTGGTCCAGCAGGACCTTGTGTCCCAACTAATGGGGCACTAGCAATATCTGAAATTTGCAAGATTCCATCTTTTGGACTATTAAACTCTTGTGTTGGAGGGTTGTCGTTTGTAATCCATGAACAAGAACCTAGTCTTAAGAGTCTTGTAGGGAATTTACTTCGTGCTTCCGCCCCCATTCCATCAAAATGAATTCTTATTAGCCTTTGGTTTTCTTTGTCACCAAACATGACTGTAGCTACTCCAATACCATTGTCATTAACTAATGGACCGTACGTTGATTTAACGGGACTAAATCCCTCTGGAATTATAAAATTGCTTTGAAAGCCACCGTTGCCATTTGGCTTTTGTACTTGCAACCACGTTCCGCCTTTGCCGTCAACGGTAGATTCACGTTTTGGTAACTTACTGAAATTAGCGTCTGTAGGCGGGGTTATAGAAATAGTCGCCCAACTGTCCCCATCTGCCCCAGCAACAACAAGGTTCCCGATTCTTGTAAGTTGAATAAAGCTCTTACCGTTAAGCCATGATGCTCCTTGTGGAGTCTTATAAACATACATCTTTTGTGTTGTTGGCTGAGCAGTGGTTGAACCAGTAGTTGTTGGGATAGTAACTGTATTACCACCACTAATAGTTAGTTGTCCATTGTTAAATGTCAATGTTTGTGGCGGTTGTGTTGGACCAGCTTCCCCTTGTTCGCCTTTATCACCCTTTGGACCTTTTAGCGACTGTAATTGTTCTGGGGTAAAATCTGAGAATGTAAATGGGTCACCTTTTGGTCCTTGTTCTCCTCTTGAACCAACATCACCTTGGGGTCCCCTTTCTCCTGGAATACCTGGCTCGCCTTTATCACCTTTAAGCCCAGGAGGACCTTGCAATCCTTGAGGACCAGCTTCACCTTGTTGACCACGTTCACCAGGGATACCTTGTTCCCCTTTTAAACCTTGTGGACCCTCTGGACCTTGTACACCTCGTGCACCAGATAAGTCTGTCAATAGACTGTATCCAGATTCATTTTTAATATATAGCTTTGCATTATCTTCATCTTCTACATTGTCTGTATTAATAAGAACAATGTCCCCCATATTCAAGGAGTTAGACTCTGCTTGCATAGCAGATACGGAGTTATAGATTTTAACAATTTTAAACGGAGCTCCTTGTTCTCCTTTAGGACCAACTGGACCTTCTGGACCCATAGGTCCCTGTGGACCTGTCGGACCCATAGGACCTGCAATGCCTTGAATCCCTTGAGAACCCTGTGGACCTACTTCACCTTGCGGACCCATTGGACCGATAGGACCAGTCTCACCAACGTCCCCCCTTAATCCCTGTGGACCAGGGTCGCCTTTCTCTCCTTTAGGACCTTCTGGACCTTGAATGCCACGTTCACCTTGTGGTCCCATTTCTCCCCTAGGTCCTTGTGGTCCTGCAACTCCGGCTTCACCTTTTAGACCTTGAGGTCCACGAATGTTACCAATCTTATCCCAAGTTCCGTTTTCTTTCTTATAAACATCACCTGTAGTTGCATCGATATAAGTGTCGCCATCTTTACCATCATCTGCTGTTGGTGCTTTAGGTCCACTTAATAATTCAGCACCATTACGTCCATCTGCTCCGGCTGCTCCGGCTGCACCATTGGCACCGTCTGTACCATTTAAAATATCAGCTGAACTAATTGGTTCGTCAACTCCTGGATCATATTTACCATTTCCATTGTTATCGAAGTAAGCTGTAATACGAGTTCCAATTACTTTTGGTTTTTCAGTTGGAGCTGGGGTATCTGATAATGATCTTCTTACTCTTCCGCTTCTTTGATTATTCAGTCTTACTGCTGCCTCTGCTAAAGCATTTAAATCAATATTTGGTGTACGTCCATCTTTTCCGTCTTTTACATTAACGGTTACAGGTTCTTCACCAGGAATAGTAAATGTAATATCAGTACTACGGCCGTCTGCTCCACGAGCAGTTGTGATTTTTGGAGTTTTTCCGTCACGCCCCGCTGCTCCTGTTTCACCACGGTCTCCACGTTCACCTTTTTCACCTTTGGAACCATCTGCAATGACAACTTCTTTTAGTTTTGTATCGCCTGCATCAAATTCGTTGTTATCATTTTGGTCATAATAGAAGATAACGGTCGTTGTTTTATCTGCGTCATTTCGTTGAGTCGCAACTAATGGACTTGCACCATCGAAACCATCTCTTACAACAGTACTTGTAACATTACCTCTACCGTCGTTAATCGTAATAGTATGAGTGCCGTCATCTTTATTATCTTTAACGGTTACGGTTGGAGTTACACCGTCACGACCTGCCTGACCTTGGTCTCCTTTTTCACCTTTAGCTCCAGTGAGTCCACGTTCGCCTCGGTCTCCTTTTTCACCTTTAGCTCCAGTTAGACCGCGTTCACCTTGGTCTCCTTTTTCACCTTTAGCTCCAGTTAAACCGCGTTCACCTTGGTCTCCTTTTTCACCTTT